GGTGCCACCATCGAAGCCACCACCAGACGGCATTGCATGCTGCACCATCCACGATAGCAGCGTGTTGTGTCTGTCTTCCCACAGCGTGTTGTTGCGCTCTTGGCAATTCTTCACAGCACACAGAAGCGCTGCCATGATCTGGTAGGCTTCTTGCGCTTCGATGTTCTCCACGTCACGCAGCACGCTGTGCGCTTCTTCCAAGCGCACAGCATACTTTGCATGGATGCGCTTCTGGTTCTCTGTGGCGTGCTGCATCACGTCACAATGGTCTACGAAAGATGCGAAAGACAGAGCGCTCTTGAGCGCATCGTGGATGCTGTTTAACTTGCTATACATGGTCTTGTTCTCCTTGTCGTGTGTGTCTCGCACACACGCGCGCTTCGTGACCATCACGCGCGCGCGTGTGTGCTCCTGCTCCTGCTCTTGCTAGTAAAGGTGTTCAACGCTGCACCAATAGTTGTCTTCAAGCGCTTGGATGCGCTTGAGGCTTGCCTTGATGGAAGACCGCATGGTGACGATCTGCGCGCGCAGCATCTTGCGCAGCGTGCTGGTGTCGATGCCGTCACAGACGCGCGCGCGCTTGAGCGCTTGCAGTTCAGCACGAGCGCTCTTGATGTCTTGCGACGTGTTCTTGATGTGCTCGTGCCGTTCTTCGATTTCCTGCTGTGCTCTGTCTCGTGCTTCGTAGTCTCTCGCTTCTTCTGCTACCTTCTCTGCGTATGCATACGCCAAGCGCGCAGCATCCATCTGCGCTTCCATGTAGTCACCCGGCCATGATGTCACACCATCTTGATCTGTGAAGCGCACAGCGGGAATGTAGGCGGTCGTGATCTTGTGCTTGCCCCTGTCCACACAGAAGCGCGCGCGCGTCTTCACCACCACGGGCACCACCACATTGTCACACCAGCAGTCAGCGTAGAATCCAGTCGCGTCTGCAAGTCTGCTGTGCTCTGCTCGTGCAACATCGTGTGCGTCCACAGCGTCACCAAGAAATCTGTCAGAGAACAGAGCACCACACCACACGCCGGTCTTCTCGTGTGACCATGAAACGCTGTTCTTGTGGTATCTACTGCGCTTGCCGTACTTGATTTCACGCGCGCGCTTCTGCTTCTGCTCTGTCGTGTGCTTCTGCGTGTTCTCGTTTGCGTACATGATGTCTTCTCCTTGTCGTGTGTGTGTTGTGCAAGGAGCGCACAACAGACCATCTGCTGTGCGCTCCTGTGCTCGTGCTACTGCTTCGCTCCTTGCATCCACCGCTGCGCATCGTGTTCTGCTGCTGCGCCACGACTAGACACCACAAACGGTCTGCTGTCTCCTGTCCACATGATGTTGCCGAGCGCATCCATCCACACGTCACCATCCACACAGCACAGCACGATTTCATACTTGGTCTTGAGATGCGCACCACCACAATGCAAGCGCGCGTCACGAGCGCTCGTGCCTTTGCCCCAGTAGTTGGGACGGATGCACAAGAAGGTCGTGTTGCTCTGCGTGGTGGTCTGCGTGGTGCTCTTGTTCTGTTTCATGGTCTTGTTCTCCTTGTCTGCTTGTGTGTGTCTGCTCTGCTTCTCTGCTCTGCTGCGCTCGTGCTACTTGGCATCGTTGATTTCAAGCACGCTGTCTGCTCTGCCACACGCCACCAAGAAGCGCACCACGTTGAATCCTTCTTCGTCCATGATGCCAGCATGGAGCGCAGCAGCACACGCACCATTCAAGAAGGCAATGGCGTGTGTCTCGTGCTTCTTGGTGCCTTTTCGCAGACCATTCGCTTCTGTGTACTCTGTCCACGTTGAAGACAGACGCGCGCGAAGCGCTTGCCATTCTTCGATGCGCTCTTTCCTGCTGCGCTCGTGTGTCTGCTCATGCTCCTGCTGCGTGTTCTCTGCGCTCATGGTCTGCCATGCTACAGGGTCAATCGGCTTGATGTTGCTGGCATCGTCTACGATGCCAAGCGCTCTGATCTGCGTGATGGTCTGCTGCTGCGTGCTGCTCTGCGTGCTGTTCTTGGTGTTCATGGTCTGTGCTCCTGTCTTCGTTTGTGTGTGAACACGCGCGCTCTGTGCGCTCGTGCTGTTGATCTGCGCTCCTGTGCGCTTGGTCAACGATTACGAGTAGACCACGCGCGCGACTGTAGGAGCAAGCACAAATCGTAGCAATCCTAAGATTTCTAACGTGCTGTCAAATAACGTGTTATACGATTGTTTGAAAATACTTTCGCATCCACCATGCAGAACAACACGTTACGCTGTTTTGATGCTCTTTTTCGCCCGTAAGTGTAGCAAACACACCATCTTACAGCGTTTTTCGTCGTGAAAAACAGCGTATCATCAATGGAGACATAGACTTACAAGCACCAAAAGCGCTCTGTTTCACCACGCGCTTAACGTGTGCTGCGCACCACACACAGCACCAGTAAACACGCAGAGCACAGACGCTGGAAATGCCCATTTGCGCGCGGTCTGTGGCCATCTGGCAGGAATGTCCACTAGTAAGTATACACTCTCTATTGCGCTCTGTGTGTAAACTGGATGGTGACAGTAACCACGCCGTAAACACGATCTGCTGTGGTGTCAACTGGACGGTGAACAGATGATCTACTTGACCGTGAACAGATGGAGCGCTCGTGCTGGTGCTGGTGCTGCGCACAGGAGCGCTCGTGCTGCGTGGTGCTCGTGGTGCGCTCTGGCGTGCTGTGGCGTGACGCGGTGGACACCACAAGATGTTGTGGTCTGCCAGTTTCACGAGCAGAGGCTTGCCCATTCTGTGCCATTCCACAAGCGCGCGCTTCGAGATCGTAAGTTGTTGTGGCACAAGGGGTTGGCCGGGGGTGCGATTGGGATGCTCGACCGTGGCCGGGGGCCTATGTGCTGCCCTGAAGTTTTTATTTTTCCTACCCGGTGGAGTTATATGGTTTATAGGAAAGTTGATGGTGAACGCTGGAAGTTGAGGAGTGAGAGGGGGATAGGTGTTGACGCGGAGGCATGGATAGGGTGTTTACGTGTGGTAAGTTGTTGATTGACAGTGTGTTGAAAATTGGTTCTTGACAGTTTTTTTTCGATCTGTAGAATACCGCAGTTATGAGGGCAGAAAGGGAAGAACCGTTTACTGAATGGTGCTGCTTGAGTGATGAGGGAGAGGTAAGGGAAGGACGAGAGGAGAGGGAGAAAGAGGGGAGAAGGTGATGGAGCGAGAGGTTCAGGCGGCACGAGAGATCGAGGAAGAACCCACCGTTGAAGGCGCGTCGAAACCTGCGGGCGCGCGAGAAGAATCCGACCAGATGAAGTGTGATGGTGTTCCGAAGCGAGTTCGGGGCAAGTCTTGGCGTCCGCAGCGGGAGGCGGTACGGGACGCGCACGGGTTGACGGCGGCGATGCGGCAGGCGTTGCCGATCATGGCGACGTGCAAGAGTCCTCGTGAGGGGATGAAGGTGTTAGGTGAGCGGAGGATAATCCAGAAGCACACCTACTACACGCGCTGGTCGCGCGACCCGCATTGGATACGGGCGTTGAACCGGGAGCGGGAGAAGTTCTTGGGGAGTGTGCGGAGGAGAGCGCAGTCGGTTGCCATCCACGAGGTCGAGGCTGCGGTTGAGGCGGTGGTTGGGATAGCGAAGGGTGAGATCGACGCGAAGCCGGGTCAGTTGGCGGCGTGCATCGAGGTTTGCCGGTTGGCGGGCGTGGACAGGGCGGTCGATCAGGAGACAACGGTGAACGTGTTTGCGTTGATGCGGGAGCGCATCACGCAGCAGTTGAACGCATCGAGCGGGGAGCGGATAACGCAGATGGCGTTCGGTGTTCCGGTGGAGGCGGCAGAGAGTGAGATCGAGCCGGTTGACATCGAGGACATCTCCATCGAGGAGTCGGAGGCGGGCGAGGCGTTGCCGGACGAGGACGAGTTGGAGGAAGCCGATGCAGCAGAAGCCGGGGGGTAAGGCGTTGTTCCGGTACGGGTGCGGGTGCGAGATCGACTTGTCGAGCGGGTTGGTGGCACCGTGCAAGTCTCACGCGGGGGTTCGGCACACGTCCGAGCCGGGCGCGTGGTGGACGGGCGAGCGGTCGGCGGCGCTGGATGCGGAGGCGCGGGTTGAGGAGGCGCGGGACGCGCAGGCGGTACGGGACAGTTCGCCGTGGCTGTGGGTGTTGGGGTGGTTGCTGTGGATGGCGGCGGCGATTGCGGTGATCGTGGGGATGGCGTACTTGTTCAACGCTGTGGTGGCGTAGGGGCATGGCGAGAGCGGCGGCGAAAGCGCGGCCCGCCGTGCCGGTGTTGCCGGGGGCGCGCATCGCGCGCGAGATACTGGAAGCAGCGAAGGGGTCGGAGTACGAGGCGCAGCGCATCCTCGAAGCCTCGCGCAAGTTCTCGACCTTGATCGGCGCGGTCGCAAAGGAGATCGCGCCGTTTGACTTTCAGGCCGAAGTGATCGACGACTGGAGCAGCCGGTTGGTTCACTGGACGAAGCCGCGCCAAGTCGGGGCGTCGTTCACGATGGGCGCGAAGGCGGTGTCTCACGCCGTCAGCGTGCCGGGGGCGCTCGAACTGTTCACGTCGCTGTCCCTCGAAGATGCGCGCGAGAAGATCGAGTACGCCAAGACGTTCCTTCAGGCCGTCGAGAAGGTGCCCGGCTGTCCGCAGATCGACCGGGAGAATGTCGGCGGGATTCATCTGACCAACGGGTCGAGACTGCTGGCGGTCTACTACCCGCGCGGCAAGGCGAAAGCCAATCTGTTCCTCGACGAGTTCGCGCACCATCCCAACGCACGGAAAATCTACCGGGCCTCGACGCCGATCTTGATACTCGGCGGGCGACTGCTCATGGCCTCGACGGTGATCGCGCGCTCGACGCTGTTCTCGGAGATCAGGCGTGGCGACGGCGGCAAGTACCAGTCCTTCAAGCGCGTCGAAACGCGGTGGTGGGATTCCCCGATTCACTGCAACGATGTCGCGCTCGCGCGCGTGGAAGCGCCGATGATGGAGGTTGCGGAGCGCGTCGAGAAGTTCGGCACGGTTGCGCTCAAGGACTTGTACGACGCCATGCCGCAGGACGACTTCCTCTGCGAGTTCGAGTTGCAGGAGATCGGAGAGGAAGATTCGTGGTTGCCGTGGGAGTTGATTCTGCGATGCACGCCCGCCGCCGACTCTCCCGATCACGTTTCCCCGATGTCGAGCGACGAGTTCATCGACCACGTTCGAGGCGACACGTCCTCGCGCGTCTACATCGGCTACGATGTCGGGCGCGTGCGCGATGCCGCCGAGTTGAGCGCCATCGTGGTCGGGCATGACGGGCGCGCGCGAGAGATGCACGCGGCCACGTTCCACAAGACCGACTTCGACACGCAGGAGCAATACATCACCCGGCTCTTGACGGAGATGCCGCGCTCGTTCATCGCAGGCGACGAGACAGGCATGGGCCTGATGCTGTTCGAGCGGCTGCGCGCGAAGTTCGGCGGGCACCGCGTCGTGGGCATCAACTTCTCATCGACCATCGACATCCCCATCCGGCACCGCGCGCGCGACGGCTCGGCCAAGTTCGTGATGGCGCTCACCCTCAAGGACGCCATGCTCAACGATGAAGTGCGCTGGCAGATCGACGCCCACAAGAACATGCAGATGCACAGCGTCCGGCGCGAAGTCACCGAAAGCCTCAACATGGTGTTCCGTGTCGACCACGGCAGCGAAACGCAAAGCGAGCACCACCACCACGCAGACGTGTTTTGGGCGCGCGCGATGGCGGTGTGGCGCTGGAAGATGCTCGAAGAACGCAACCGCTTCCGCGTCGAGGTCGTTTGAGGCTTCGGTACGCCAACTCCAAAAAATCTGTTGACATTTCAGTAAACAGTACCGGATACACCCTTTCAGCGTGGTAAGCGCATCTCCAAGCGGGGCGGGGGTTTCTGGAAACGGCCAACCCCCGCCTCGCTCACCCGACTCTTAGGAGGTTACACATGACGTTCACGCCGGAATCGGTCAAGCAGTTGGAGGACGCTGGCATCGCTCTCCACAAGTTCATCGAGGGCCTGACCAACGGTGTCAACTTCGACGATGCCGCCGCCGCGTTCGCACTGGCGATGCAGGCGCAGGGTGTCGTCGACGAGTTTCAGGCCGACAAGTTCAAGGCGGCTGCGGTTCTGCTCGGCTCCGCGCAGGCGTCGTTCGGCAAGTCGTAGGAGGCGGGAGAACCGGAGGCTGAAGTGACTTTCAGCAACACCTTCAAGTCGATCTCAAGGGCGGGCGTCGTTGCGGCGTTCGCCCTTTTTTCTGTTTCGTGCCTGTGGCACGGGGACAACGGAGGCAACACCATGAGCGTCTACACGGGCGGCTACCCCGTAGCCGACTACGGGCCGAACGATGCGGAGTCTTGGATGTACCCGACATCGCTCGGGATGCCCGCTGGCCCCGCATCGCCGCCGACGAACTACTACTACTCGAACGGGAAGATCACCGACAACGGCGACGGAACCGCCGATGTGCAGTTCCGGCAGACGGAGATGATTCTGCCCGAACCGCCCGGTGGCAACCCGGTGCAGATTCCCTCGTGGCTGAAGTTCGACGCGAGCGCCGAAGTCTCGAAGATGCGAATGGTCGATCTTCCGACCGATCTTGGCACCATCACCGCCATCAAGGTGCGCGTGGTGTCCATCAGCGCAGGCTTCACGGCGGGCGGCGATCTCTCGTTCCCGGTCACGGTCTACAAGGGTGACGGCTCGACGGTGATCGGCACCGGCAACCTCACCGTCGCGCGCAACTCGCGCACCAACCCGCTCGGAACCGAAGGCGAAGATCACACGACCGGCGACCTCGACGAAATCGAGTTCACCAGTCTCACGGTGTCCGAGTCCGATGTCGGCGCGGGCCTCGTCCTGAAACTCGACTCCACCGACGCGGGCGCGGGATGGGGAACAGGCACGCCCGAATGGGATGTGCAGGCCGTCGATCTTGTAATCACCTACACCAGCGACACGGTGTTCGAGTCCATCACCGAAGTCGAAAGCCCGATTCGTCCGGTGGCCTATCTCTACTCGGACAACACGGACTGCGCGCTCGACACGGCAATCAACGATACCGTCGAGTTGACGACGCTCATCATCGACTAGGAGGAACCGATGGAACAGGTACGCAAGGGAACAATCGGCAAGACGTTCGATGTCTCGACGGGCTACGACCTCACCGACTGGCTCACGCTGTCGCTGACGTTCGTGAAGCCGGACGGCGAGACAACGGTTGTGGTCGATGATGGCGACGGCGTGGACGACAGCGGCACGGCGACGGACGGACACGTTCTCTACACCGACCTCACCGGCATCTTCGACACGGTGGGGATTTGGAGCGTGTTCGTGACCGTCACCAAGACGGGCCTCACGCTCCCGTCGGCTCCGAGTGCGAAGTTTCAGGTGATCGACGAACTCGACTGACGATGAAACTGCCGAAGATCAAGAGTCTGCTCAAGCGTGAACCGACGCGCCTCGTGCTCGACGGGCGCGAGTTCATGCTGAAGGACGGCGTGTGGGTGCAGACAAAGGGCACCACGCTGAACTACAGCGGGCAGACGCTTCACAATTGGGGGCAGGACGCCTACAAAGGCGCGGGCGCTCCGACGAACTACTCGCGCCCGTTCGAGCGTCACCCGCTCGTGTTCCGCGCCATCAGCGTGATCGCAGAGTCGGGCGGTGCTGTTGACCTTAAACTCTCCCGGTACACGTCGAGCGGAGAGCGCGAGGAGATCACCAGCGGCATCGAGTACGAAACGCTGATGGCCCCCAACCCCGAAATGAGCACCGACATGCTCATCTCGCAGATACTCGGCTTCATGCAGATGGCGTGCGGCGAGGCGTTCGTGCGCGTCGTGCGTTCGGGCAGCGTGCGCAGGCTCATCATCATCAACCCCGAGCGGGTCGGCATGGAACGCCTCAAGGACGGCTCCATCCGGTTCACCATCGACGACGAGCCGGTCAATGCCAACGAGATCATTCACTTCAAGCGCGCCTTCAACCCCTACGACGACCTGCGTGGCATCGGCCCGCTTCAGGCGGCGGCGATGGTCTACATGGACGACTTTGACGTGCGGCGCTACAACCGTGATCTCGTGCAGGGCGGCGGTATGCCCGCTGGCTTTGTCTCCTTCGCCAACGGCGAGTGGCCGACCGACGAGCAGATGAAGCAGTTTCGAGATCAGATCGACAAGGCGCAGAAGTCGCAGCGCAAGATCATCGGCATCGGCGGCGGCACTTGGCAGAGCGCTGGCATGAGCACCGAAGAACTGGCGTTCCTCGAAACCCGCAAGTTGACGTTCCGAGAGATCGGTGGCGTGTTCGGCGTACCGCCCTCAAAGTTGGGCGACTACGAGCGCGATCAGGCCGACTCGCAGGTGCAGAAACTCGACTTTTGGGATACCACGATGATCGCGCAGTTGCGCCTCTTGGCCGACATCCTGCGCCTGAACATGTGGAAGATCAGCGGCACGAGTCAGTACGCGCAGCGCGAAATCGTGCCGTACTTCGACTTCTCCGAAGTCCCCGAACTGGTGCAGCGCGAGATGGAGATGCGCAAGGCCGACCGTGACGACCTCATGGCGGGCCTGACCACGATCAACCGCGTGCTGCGCCGCCGCAACGAGGAAACCGTGCCGTGGGGAGATGTCTGGTGGAAGCCGATGGGCCTGACACCCGTGGAGGACGCGGAGAACTACGTCGACATCGACCCGAACAGCGGCCCCGGTGCAGAAGAACCGGAGGACGACAACGCCACGGATAAGCCCACTGGCGGCGACGATACCTATACGCCGCCTGTTCCGAAGAAACACGCAAAACAACACAAGTCGGTCGATGTGACTGACAACCTTGTATGGCTCGCGTTTGTTCTGCGGACAGGCGGCTTTGAAGAACGGATGAAGGCGGCTCTCGTCCAGTCCCTCGAAGAAGTCGAGGACGAAGAGCTCAAGAGCCTCGGATTGACTACGGCAGGCGCGCGTGTGTCGCGTAATCAAATCCTGTTCGACATGAACGAGTTTATCAAGAAACTGATCTCCCGCTCGAAGCCGATTCTGCGCGATGCGCAGAACGCTGGCGGCGACCGTGGGCTTCGCATGGTCGGGGCGGGCGCTGCGTTCAAGATCGACGCGCGCGAGGCCGTCGCCTTCCTCAACAAGCAGTCGCAGCGGTTCGCTGTTCCGGTTGCCGAAACGACATGGAACAAGTTGCAGGCCTCGCTCTCCGAGGGCTTTCAGCGCGGGGAGACAGAGCGAGAACTTGCCGACCGCGTGCGCATGGTGATGAGCGTCCGACGCTACGAGGCCGCGCGCACCGCGCGCACGGAGTCGGCGGCGGCGATGAACGGCGGTATCACGCTCGGCTTCGACCAGAGCGGAACCGTCGAGTCAAAGGTATGGGTGACGGCAGGCGATGAGCACGTTCGCACCGAACCGGAAGGCGGGCACCGGGCGGCATCGGGGCAGGAGGTTCCGCTTCACGAGCACTTCGATGTCGGCGGCGAGAAACTTGAGTTCCCCGGCGACCCGAACGGAAGCGCATCGAACGTAATCAACTGCCGCTGTACCGTTGTGCCCGGCAAGATTCGGAGGGACTAGAACATGACCAGCACACAGAGAAGGGCAGCGGCGGTTGCGGCGATCATGCTCGGCTTGGGCGGCGCGGCCATCGGCCTCGACACGCTGCGCGATGCGCTGAACAAACTCCTGTACGGGTCGACCGGCGAGGTCGGGAAACTGACCGTCACCGACGCGCTCAACGCGCTGGCCGACACGACCCGCCTCACCGACACCGACGCGGCGAACCTTCTCGTGTCGCGCGGCGTGGCGATGAACTTTCAGGATGCCCGCGTCGAGTTCATGGTAGCCGGTAGCGGCTTCTTCAAGGCGACGAACGAGTTTCAGGACACCGCCACGGTGGGCATGGGCGACTCGACGACCATGACGCTGATGTCCCTGTGGCGTCCGTTGCGGCTCCAGTATTCGGGCGTGATTCGGGGCGCGACGTTCTACTTGGGCGCGTTCGACTCCACGGTCACGGAGTTCTCGATTGACGTGTGGCGACGTGTGCCGGACGGCGGGGGCAAGTGCGTCCGCGTCGGCAACAGCGGCAACCTCGTCGCGCAACTGACCGCTGACACGCTCAACACGGTCGTGTTCCCCAACACCTTCAGCGCGGAGGCGGGCGATCTTGGCGCATCCTTCCGCGTGGTCGTGGCACCGACGACCGTGCCCATCGACTCTATCCTGACCCTCTCCGACTCGGTGTGGACGTGTACCGACTCGCTGTGGACGAACACCGATTCCGCGTATGTCTGCACCGACTCGCTGTGGACGCATACCGACTCGCTGGTGATCTGCGACTCGGGGCACTACGAAGTGACCGATTCGATGTGGGTCTGCACGCTCTGGAACAATCAGACGTGCGTGGATTCGGCGCTGGTCTACACCGATTCCTCGTTCGTCTGCGACGACACTTCCTATGTCTACACCGACTCGACTTGGGCGTGTGTGGACTCCTCGCTTGTTTACACCGACTCGACTTGGGCGTGTATCGACTCGTCCCTGTCGGTAGACTCGACGTGGGCGTGGACGGACTCGGTGGTAGTCGTTGCCGCCATGCAACAGCCGATGTTCGCCGTGACGCAGGACTCCATGCCCGGCGACGACTTCGAGGACGATCTGTGGAACGGCCTCGTGCTCGGCGTGCGCGGCGGGTCGGCGCTTCCCGACACCTTCAACTGGTACACCAGCGCCGACACGCTTGCGGACTCGTCGGTCGTCAAGGTGCAGTTGCTCATGCAGCCGCCGCAGGCGGTCGTGTACGGCGATGCGGTCTATCTTGGCGGCGGCGCATCGTCCTCATTCGCATGGGCGGGAACAGACTCCGCGCACAAGGACACGCTGGCCGAAATCAACTCGGTGGGGCTTGCGTCCTCGCTGATGGCGGCGAAGCCGATCACGGTAGCGAACCTATCCATCTTGGAGTACGACACGGGACTTGCCGCGTGGACGGGCCTGACCACCGACGACCAGTTGCGCTACCTCGACCGATTCGTGCTCGCGCTTGAGCCGCGCATCGCCTTCGTGCAGTTCGGCCAGAACGACTACGGGCGCGTGCCGCTCTCGCGCACGGTCACGAACATCAACGCGATGCTCGACTCGCTCGATGCACACGGCATCTACCCGATCATCTACAGCCCGGTTAAGATCAACTTGATGAGCGCCGGATACAAGGCGTCGGTCGATTCGCTCATCATTCGCACGCTCGAAGCCTCGACGTACCGTACCTATGAGCCGCAGTTCTTGTTCATGCCCGGCATCAACTCCGTTTACAACGGCACCGGAGCATACCCGAACACGGAAGGCGCGCTTCAGACCTTGTTCGACGGAGTGCGGACGTACACGCTCACGAAGAAGATGCGCTTCGACCCGTCACCGTCACCGTAGGAGGGACAAATGGAACCGACCGTTTTGGCAGGGATGCAGACCGAACAAGTGTTGATGATGGGCGCAGGCGTGCTCGTGGGCGCGGTGCAGAAACACTGGTTCACCGGCAAGGCGTGGTATCGCCCCAACATCCCGAACAGCCTCATCCCGTTCATCAACACCGCGCTCGGCGCGATCATCGGGAACCTCGTGGGCGTCGGCGCGGACGCTGGCGCAATCGCCGGTATCGCCAGCGTCGGCGCGCATCAGGGCATCAAGATCGCCGCCAAGACGGTGAAGAAGCCCAACATCGGAGGGAATTGATGGGCAGCAACATTCTCAATCTCCGCTCGCACGCGCTACGGCTTGCGGAGTTTCACGTCGAGGTCAAGAGCATCGAGGGCGACGACGATCTGCGCGTGCGCGGGTATGCGTCGACCAACGATGTCGACCGCTACGAGGACATCGTGGAGCCGTCCGCGTTCAAGTCCACGATGGACTACTACATGAAGAACGGCATCGTGCTCCTCGACCACGACCCGTCGCAGCGCATCGGCTTGCCGGTGGACTACGAGATCACCGACAAGGGACTCGTGTTCGAGGCCAAGATCATGCGCGGCTTCCATCCCCTCGACGTGCGCGAGCGCGCGCGCACGGAGATGCAGCAGGGGATTCTCAAGGCGTTCAGCATCGGCTTCCGCATCCTGTCCGACGAGGCAGTCCCCCGTGGGAACAAGAGCGGGCGCAGGCGCATCAAGGAACTCGAACTGTTCGAGATCAGCGCGGTCGGTATCCCGGCCAACCGCTCAACAATGTTCTCGGTGGTGAAGGGGTTGAGCACGGGCAGCGATGCCCCCATCGACCTCTACAACCGGGGGCTGTTCGTCGGCAACGACGAAACGGATGGTGACGACAAGGCACTCGCGCGGTTGCGGGAGTCGGTGTCGAATCTCAACGCAGCGCGTCGAAACGCGCGGTGACAAGGAGGACAGCGTATATGAGTCAGAACAATGACGATCTCCGCGCGTTGGCGGCGTCTGCCGTGGACGATGCGGCTGCGACCATCAGGGAGTCGCAGAAGGCTGCGGAGGCGGCGAAGGAGTTGACGGGCGCGATCAAGGTCGCGTTCGACGATGGCTCCGGCTCGTGGCAGTCGGGCCTCAAGGCCGTCGCCACGCTTGCGAAGGAAGTCCACGAGGGCAAGTCGCTCGTGTCGAAGGAGAAGATCGCAGAGATCGTGACGGAGATCAACGAGCAGATGCACGCTGATCGCATGTCGCGCGGCCTGATGGTCGGCGGCAAGTTCGCGTCGGAGGAAACGGCGCGCGTCACGGACACTTGGGACAAGGCGTTCGACTACACGACCTTCCAGTTCCACACCCGTCAGGTCGACCCGCGCTCGATGAAGCAGGCCGACCTCATGGAGTTGGCGATGTCGACGACTCCGCGCAACGATGTGCAGCGCGGTTTCCAGCACGCCTACATGGACTTGATGATCGTGGACGCCTACATGCGCGCGCGCAAGCGCACGAACTACCGGGGGCATCGCGCGGAACTGCCGAAAATGACGGCGCTGTGCGACTACTACCGGGCGGCGATGTGGGCCGACATCACGCAGAAGGCTGCGCTCGACCCGAACGATGTCACCGACACCGCCGATTGGGTGCCGGTGGTCACGTCCCCCGACTTCCGTGAACTGCTCACCCTCAACCTTCGGGTCGAGGCGCTGTTCGAGCACGTTCCGTACACGGGGCCGAGTGCGACGTGGACGATGCCGCTCGACAACACGAACGCCGTGGGCGACCTCGTGCCGCCGACCGGGACGGGCGTGATGGGCTTCACCTACACCAACAGCAATCCGTTCGCTGGTTCCGACCCGATTCAGATGGGCCACGCCATCAATGACGGGAAGAAGGTCTACACCTTCCAGATGCACCGGGGCCGCGCGATGTTCAACGGCGCGCTCGACGAGGACAGCATCATCCCGATGCTGCCGCGCGCGCGCATGAACATCCTGAAGGCCATCGCCCGCGCGGGAGAGAAGGCCATCATCGACGGGCAGTATTCGGTGCCCGCCATCGACACGGGCGACACGGCGTACTACACGGGCGGTGCCTACACGACCGCTGCGTACAACGATGCCCGTCATTCGTGGGATGGTCTGCGCAAGCACATCGCCGTGCAGACGAGTGTGGGCCTCAAGACGTGTTCCTACGACAGCAACGGGAACATCACGGTGTCGAAACTGCTCGGCAACGTCAAGTCGATGATGGGCAAGTACGGCATCAACCCGTCCGACAATGCGTTCATCCTGTCGGTGAACGCGATCTATCACATCCTCGTGGACACCGCTGCGGTCTACACGATGGACAAGTTTGGCCCGCAGGCGACGGTAATGACCGGAGCCATCGCGCAGGTCGGCGGCTCTCCGGTGATCGTCAGCGAGTTCGTTCGTACCGACCTCAACGCGAGCGGTATCTACGACAACTCGCTCAAGACCAAGACGGTCGCCCTCTGCGTCCACAAGCCTTCCTTCCTCGTGGTGGAGAAGCGCGGCATCGAGATCGGTGCCGACTACTACCGCGCGACGGACGTGACGGATGTGGTCGGGATGCGTCGCCTCGACTTCGGCAAGTGGCCGGGTGACGCGGAGGTCGCCGTGGCGTCCGCGTACAACATCCCGAACACCTAGATCGGGAACTGAACGGGAAGCGGGGCGGGGGGCAACCCCCGCCCCGCACAGGAACAACGGAGGACTTCGATGGCGAAAGAAAAGAGCACGACCAGCGCGCCGGGCAAGGTTCTTGTCCGGTTCGTGGTTGGTTACTACGGCGAGGCGTTCGGGGGCATCGAGCGCATCGAGGCCGGGGAGAAGCGCGAGATCGACGCCGAACTTGCGGAGCGCATGAAGCGCGAGTACGGCGAGGGATGTCCGTTCGTCGTGGACGCGCAGAACAAGGCGATGTCGAGCGCACCCGAAACGAAGTAGGGAAGCATCATGCTCGTGACCAATGCCGAAATCCTTGCGTGGCTGAAGTTGCCGCCCGGCACGGGTGCTGACGACATCATCGCCACGATCAACACGATGGTGACGGCTGACTGCTGCCAGTATACCGACCGCGCGCTCGAACAGTCTGAAGCGACGGAACGGTACACGGGCGACGGGGGGCCGAACATCCAGTTGAAGCGGTATCCCATCATGTCGATCACGACCCTCAAGATCGGTTCCGGCTCGGCACTGACGGAGGGATGGGACAAGGATTTCGTGGTCGACAAGGAGAGCGGCATCATCACGCTGACCAGCGGCGGCTTCCCCGCAACGCCGCCGCAGGCCGTGGAGGTCAAGTATTACGCGGGCTACGTTGCGACGGCGACGAGTCCGACTCCACCGACCGGGGAACTGATAACGCCCGCCGACTTGAAGATGTCGCTGTGCAAGGCTGCGGCGTTCCAATACTACGCGCAGGACAAGCGGAGAGCGGGCATCGAGAGCGTGACCACGCCCGACCAGTCTGTCACCTACGTCGCTGCGGAGTACCCGCGCGACGTGCTCAACGTGTGGCGTCGGCACCGGAGGATGAATGTCGGCTAAGGGGCAGAAGGGTTTTTTGGAAAAAGGCCCGGTGAAGTTGAGCGGAAAGGGCGGCTTCACCGTCAAGATCGACACGCGCGGTTTCAAGGAACTGCACAAAGCGATGTTCAAGGGCAACGAGGAGATTCGCAGTCGCGTGCTGGTTGGAATCACGAACGCTGCCAACTATGTTCATCGTGACGTGAAGGAGAACCGGCTTCGTGGCAACCCGGTGCGAGTTCGGAGCGGACGGCTGCGCAACAGCGTCAAGACGGCCATCGACAAGCCGAACTTCACGGCGTATGTCGGCACCAACATGGTATACGCGCGCGTGATCGAGCGCGGTGGAACGATCAAGCCGAAGCGCTCGAAGTTGCTCACCATCCCGCTCGCTCCCGCGCTCACGAAGACGGGCGCTTCGCGCGGAACCGCACGAGAGGTTGGCGCGAAGTACGACGCGACATTCTGGCGGCGTGGCGCATGGGGAATCCCTGTGCTGTGGGGCGTCAAGCCGGGAAGCGCTCGGAAGCAGGGCGCTCGCCTCACCCCGCTGTTCGTTGGCGCAAAGAGCGTCACGATTCGCAAGCGGGAGCCGTTCCTGAAGTCGGTGATGGCGAACAGCAACATGATGTTCGCCGCGCTTGAGGTACAAGTGCGAAAGGCGTTGAAACCCTGATGGCACCGACCATCCCGACGAGGCTGCTCATCAAGCAGTACCTTCGCACGGTGCTTTCCGGCATCGGCGGGGACGACGATTGGAACAACGCCGCCGTGGTGACAACCCCGCATCCAAGCATGGAGCAGATCGTTGGCGATGCGGACAGCCCGGTGATCTCCTATCAGGATGAGGACGAGTCGGTAGACGAGTCGCGCCGCTCCTTCTCGCACGATTACGCCACGATGGTCGTGTCCATCCGTGGCATCAAGAAGTGCCCGCTGCTCGACCCGTTCGAGGTCGAAGATCACGCGGAGAAGATGTTGAGTGACATCTGGCGGGCGGTGATGAGCAACCCCGGCATGGGGTGTAACGCCATCGGCACGACCATCGTGTCACCGACGCATACGGTGATTATGCAGGGCACAGAGGGATGGGCAACGTGTGTGCTGACGGTGGAGATTCTTTACCGCAAGGCATACAGGGAGGCGTAGAGAGCGATGTATCGAATCATGTACGTTGGCCCGTATGAGGAGGTCGAAGTTCCGCGCATGGGCAAGTTCAAGCGCGGCGAGTCCGTCGAAGTGAGCGACGAGGACGCGGCCAAGTTCGATTACGGATTCGGGACGTGGGCATACGTCACGGAGCACTACGAGGCTCCGGTCGAGGTTGTTGACGCTGAACAGGAAGGCGCGATCAGCGCCGACAACAAGGAGGTTGACTGATGGCGCTCGGAATTGGGTCTAAGTCTTGGATTTCGTTGATCGAGGAGGCGTCGAATTACGGCACCGGCCTTTGGGCTGGTGCGCGTAAGGGGTATTGCCGACTCGTGAGCGACAACATGGAAGTGAATGAAAACACGTTCGAGTCCCCCGCGCTCGGCTCTCGCGCCGTGAGTGCCATGTATCAGGGGGCGCGCGAAGTCGGCGGCACGATGGAAGTCGAAACGAGTTATGACGGCGTGTGGATGTATTTCCTCAAGCACGCCTTCGGCTCCTACGGTTTCACCGCCGCCAACCCGAGCGGAGTGAGCAACCGTCACCGCTTTACCCCCGCAGAGGACTTGCCCAACAGCCTGTGTATGGAGTTGTGCATGGCGGGGATTCCGTCTGCGGATAAGGTGATTCGCTACCCCGGCGTCAAGGTCAACTCGTTGGAGTTGTCGCTGGAGCAGGGCGGCATCCTGAAGTGTATGCTCGACCTCATCTGCTACGACGAGGACATCAACAACGGCAACGGGCACACTCCTGTCGATGGCGTGTATCCGGTGTTCACGACGCTGCGACCGATTAAGTTCTGGCATCAGGTCGGCACGGATAGCGTAATCACGGTGGCGGGGACGACGCTCGCCAGCACGACCGGGTTCGTGCGCAACTGGCGCTTCAAGATCGACAACAAACTCGAACGCCGGTTCAACCTCGCGCGTCGCACGGCAGAGCCGTTTCAGGGCGAGAAGCGCGAGGTCACTTTCGACTGCACCGCCGAGTTCGACAGCACGGTCGGGATGCCGGTCTATCGCAAGTATCTCGACGCGACGGAGGGCACGTTCAAGGTCAGGATGTCCTCGAAAGACGAGGCGGTGTGGATACCGGCAGTGGGCACGCTGCCCTATGCGATGGAACTGAACGGCACCACGCAGCGCCTCACCGGCTCGCGCCCGAAGATCACCGACGCGGGAATCGTGACGGTCGATTTCACGTCGAGGCTGATCGGCTCGACCGAACTGACGCTCGATCTGTTCAACGGACAGGCCACGTTGTAAGCACAAGGAGGAGCGAGATGGAAGCCCCGAAGGTTCTTAGTGCTGATGAGTACCGGGAGAAGTTCGAGCCGGTCGTGGTGAATCCGGCGACGGGCGTTGGGTTCCGCATCCGGCGCATCCGACCGGCTGAACTTCTCCTCGACGGCATCCTCAAGATGCCGGAACTGGAACACTCGAAGTCGCTGGTCGGCAAGCCCATCGAGCAGTACGACATGAAGGACTTGGCCGTCGCGCAACTGATTGCGACGGCCATCCTCGTTCGTGGCGTGGTGTCCATGAGGCTCGTCGACAAGGCGAGAGGCGAGTGCGCGCCGGGCGAGATCAGCGCCCGCGCAGGCGAGGGACTGGACGAGGCAGACCGTGAGTTCTTGGTCAACGAGATCACGAAGTTGTCCGGTCTGCACGAAGTCGATGCCCCGGTGCTGTCGCCCGTTGGTGCGGCCACCGACAACTTTCGTGATGCAGGCGGCTCGGAGTGAACTGATCGCAAGTCGCAGCAAGGCTGCGATGCTGATTGACGGGATGGCGAAGCGGTACGGCAAGTTGCCGTCCGAAATCATGGAACGGAACGCGCGAGAGATCGCTTTCGACTTGTGGGTGTTCAACGCCGGACTAGAAAATGAACGTCAAGCATCTAGTTGACATCGTAATCAAGGCGCAGAACCTTGCCAGCAAGGAACTGAAAGCCATCTCGGAGGACACGACACGGTTCGAGAAGAACGTGCTCGCGCTCTCCACCGCTGTTACGGCGCAGTCTGCGGCCACCGTCACCGCGCTCGTCAAAATGACGTTGAGCGCGGCAGAGTTCGCCAACGAACTTCAGAACGTATCGCAGAAGGCGCTTGTCTCCACCGACACGCTCACCGCCATCGGCCTCGAAATCGAGCGCAGCGGCGGCGAGTTCCGTGATGCACAGATGCCGATTCGCCGCTTCTCCGAGGCGGTCGTCGCGCTCGCCTCTGGAAATGCGTCCATGTCTGCGTCCTTCGCCCGGCTTGGCATCAGTGTCAGCGACGTGATCGGGCCGGGCGGGAAACTCCGCACCTTCGACGAACTCTTGCCGCTGGTGGCAAAGGGCTTCGCCAATCTCTCCGACAACGTGAGCCGCGTGTCCCTCGCCGTCGACTTGTTCGGTCGAAGCGGTGTCACGCTCATCCCTGTCCTGTCCGATGGCGTCGACGGCATCAGACGGATGAGTCAGGAAGCGCGGCATCTTGGCCTCGCCATTGGCGACGAGGCGATGGGTGCCGTTGCGCAGTTGTCGGACGATGTTATCACCATGAAGTTGACCTTCAAGGCGCTCGAAGTGGCGATTGCGCAGGGCATCGTGCCGGGGATGCGCAAGTTGGTCAACGGGCTGACGGAAGTGATGGCGGGTGCGGGCGCGGTGGCGCGTTCAGCGCCGGAAGTCACGGGCGCGTTCGGCATGATTACGGCGTCCATCGCAGGCGCGGCGGGACTGGTCGCCGCGCTCTTGGCGCTAAAGCGATTCTGGCTGTGGCTGAAGCCGATGATGTCGACGGGCGCGCTCGCGTTCTCTGGTCTGGCGGTTGCGATCACAGCGGCAGCGATGGCGCTGATGCACATGATCGGCAGTCAGCAAGTCGCCAACGAACGCCTGAAGGAGAGCCAGCGCGAGGCGAACTTGGTTCTGAAGGACACCAACGCCACCATCGAGGAGCAGATCAAGGCGCTCGAACGGCTGCGCGATGCGAAGATGCGTGCCGCCGACGCAAACCCGATTCAGGGTTTCCAGACCGACTTCGGACAGCCGCGTGCCACGCTCAATACGGGCGCGGAGTTCGACGCGAGCGCGCAGGGGAAGTTGCTTCAGCGGCTCAAGGGCGAGCAGGCGAAGCGCAGGCTCGGCTTGAGCATGGACGGAAAGTTCCCCGGTATGTTGACCATGCCGAAGGAAGCGGAACAAATCCCGGCGATCAACGCGCGCGTTCCGTTCAAGGTAGACCTCGACGTGGAAGTCGAGGCCGTCGATCTGCGCAGCATCGAAATGCAGATCGAGAAGCAGAAGATGGTCGTTGAGGCAAAGACGCGCGAGGCTGCTCGGCTGCAAAAGGAGTTCGACCTTCGCACCAAGCCGGGACAGGACTTGCGCGACACGATGCCCGCAGAGATGGAGAAGTTGTATCAGGACGCCGCCGATGCTGCGCAGGCCGTTCTCTCCGCGCAGCAGCGCCTCGAAGCGCTCGAAGAACGGCGCGCCGAAGCGCTGCGCACGACCGCCGAAAAGACGAAGGCCGTGACGCTCGCGCTCATCGAACTGAACCTCGAAGCGGGCAAGACGACGCTCGAAGAAGCGGCGGCTGCGGCGGGCAAAGAAGTCGCTCGCCTTCGCGCGGAGATGGAGGCTGCGGTCAAGGCACAGCAGTCGATCTCCGTGGGTGCTGCCGGGTACACGGATGCGACGGAGAAAGCGCTTTCTGCCGTCGCCGCGCTCAACGCCGGGGTGTCCCTGCTCAATCAGATCATGGGGCAGATGTCCTCGCGCAACGAGACAGCGGCCACCGAAACGCGCGACTACGCGAAGGCCACGGAAGAACTGGCCGCAGCGCAGCGCGCGCTCGCGCTCGTTTCCGACCCGTCGAAGTCTCCGGTTCAAATCCGCGCCACGATGGACATGGAGGCGCTTCGTGCGCTTCAGGCCGAAGTCGAGCGCACCCGGCAGGCGATGATTCAGGAGCCGAACCGACCCGAAATCGTGCAGGCCCATGCCGACGCGACGATGAACCTCGCTTCTGCGCTGATGAGCCAGCGGGAGGCACAGGAGCAGACGAAGGAGTCGTTGAGCGGCCTGTCAATGATGATGGGCGGCATCTCCGCGCTCACGGCGGCGGCGTTCGATGCGATCACCGGGACAGCGGTGAACATGGGCAGCGTAGTCAAGTCCATCTTGCTCGGAATCATCAACTCGCTCATCCAGATGAAGATTCAGGCGATGGCCGCGCAAAAGGTTCTGTCTGCCATGAAGATGATGAGCGCGATGGCCGGGCCTGCGGGCATCATCGGCATCGTGGGTAGTTTCGTCGGCGTCCCGCTCGCATCGGGCGGCGAGATCATGTCCGGCACGCGCGGCCTCGACACGGTTCCGGCCTTCATGCAGAAGGGGGAGACTGTGATCTCGCCCGGCCTGACCGACGATCTGCGCGAGTTCCTTCGCTTCGCGCGCGCGGGCGGGGGAAGTGGCGTCGGTGGCGTGACGCTTGAGCAGCACGTCAACATCAACGCCGGGATGATGCTCGGCACGGAGCAGGATGCACAGCGCATGGCGAGCACCATCGTGATGCGCACGGACGACTTCACCCGCACGAACATCGCGCGGTCAACGCTGAAGGACGCATAGCCCATGCCCATCTACGTCAAACTTCGTACCGCGCCGGGTGTGACCCCCTACGAGGAGGTTGACCTTACCGGCCATGTCGGTGCCATCGAGCCGTCGCCGGTCGAGTACGACGCCAACGACACGAACGTGCTTGGCGAGGAAGTCGGACAGATGCGCGCGATACGCCGCAACATCCGGCTCGACGGCGTGGGCATGACGCACGACGAGGTTGAACTGCTGCGGCGGTGGAAGCACGACCGCGTGCCGGTGTGCTTCTCTCCGAACTACGATGGCAACACCGTTTTCTACTGTCGCTTCGCTCGCAACGACCCGCTGGCGGGTGTCCCTGTCCCCATGATCGGGAGCAATCCGACCTTTGCCCGCACTTCGCCAAGCGGGTCTGCGAGCGCTACCTACTTCGGCGCGGACGGCCTGTTTCACAAGGTTGGCAACAGCGTGCCGCGCTACGAGCGCACGGCGGCGTCGTGGGGCGAGTTGACGGGCATCAAGTTGTGCGGACAGACGAAGCAGTATTGCGCGTACTCGCGCGCGACTGGAACGGGCACGCTTCTGCGGTGGACGGCGGGGTCTACGGCCACAATCGAGTGGGCGACCAACATACCGTCGATGCTTGAGGACGCGGGACTCGGCGTTGCGCTGATGAAGGTGACAGGCACGCCGGATGCGAACTCCTACATCACGCAGAGCATCACTGTAGACAACGCAACGGTGGTGTCGGTGGGTGTGTGGGTACGCGGTGAAGGCTCGTTCTACCTTAGCGTGAATAGCGGCGTGTCGGGCGCTCCTGTAAACGGAACGACAACCGTGCTGACCGGGAACGCATGGACGCTGCTCAAGATCGAGAACGTAACGACCAACGCAACGACACTCGTGATGCGCGTTCTCGCAACCGGCGCTCGTGGATGGTGCGCGCTGTCGCACTGGCAGACAGAGAACAACTCCATCGTGACGCAGTATATCGACAACACGAGCGGCGCGGCGGTGACGATGCCGAACGACAACCTCTATTTCGGCTCGCTGGTAGCGCCACACTTTGAGGGCACCATCACGGTCGGCTTCGAGGTTCCGACGCTGTTCGCCACCGGCATTGTTCAGGGCTTGCTTGGGAACGTCAACAGCGTGGGCACCTACATGGAGTTGAGGTACAAGTCGGGTGCGTGGTGGTTCCAGAAGGCGGGCACCGCAGAGCCGGGAAGCCAGCAGTATACCTCGAACGCGCTCGGCGTGTCGGTAGGAAGCCCGGTCGTGCTCGCCAACTACTACTCCAACGCTACGCTGCGGCAGTATATCAACGGCACGCAGGGCGCGAGCACCGCGTCACCGACAGCGGCGTCCGCGCTCACCCTGAACGCCACCGGGCTTCGGGTCGGGTACGATGGCACTGACATCCGCAACGGATTCGGCGGCGGGAAACTCCTGTTCCTTCGTGTCGATCAGGGGCCGCGTGATGCGAGCGGGACTTGGCACGAGGAGCATCAGGTGTACGCGCCGTCCTTGTGGACGAACCCCGATCAGCGCGCGTGGACGCGCATGACGGAAGGCCGCGTGTTCAAGATCGACGCGCCGGAACACCAACTGATTGCCGGGACGGTCAACTCCGCGCGCCTGACGCTGAAGGAGATTCGTTCGTACCGCAGCGCGACAACGGAGGCGTACTGATGCCCGCGCTGTTCTCCGATGCGGCGAAGGCTGCGCTCCTCAACAAGTACGCGCGCAAGGTCACGCGGCTGTGGGTCTACACGGAACTGCCGCACCTTCCTACGGCGCAGAGCGTCGAGGTCACGACCCTCGTGCGCAAGTGGGGACTCGTCGAGAAGCCGAGCACCATCCAGTCGAACAACTGGAACGTGCCGCGCTTCACCCCCTCGCTCCTGAACGTCAACGGGTACTTCACGGAGGACGGCCCCGAATCCCTGTGGGTGCAACTCGGCGTCGAGCCGCGCGACTGCTACCTCGTGCGGAACAAGTACGTCGAGTTGACGACCGGGCTGTACGAGATGTTCGACGGGTACATCGGGAAGATCAACGACATCGTGCTGCGCGCGGAGGGCAATCAGTGGGTGGTTGACCTTTCGACTACGATGGCGCAGGACGAACTCCTCGTGACGAAGATCACGAAGGAGACAGGCGACGAGATTGTGATTCCGAAGCAGGCTATCACCGGAGAGACTGCGGGTTGGGCATAGATGGCGCTTCCTCTCGACGAAGGGTTGCCGGTGTTCACGTCGCTCACGAGAAGCGGCGTGTTCACTCCGCAGTACGTCACCGAAGTGAACGGGTCGAATCTGTGCAGCGCGTGTCGCGTGTTCTTCCGCTGCCTGTCGTACAACGTGGTGGCCGGGGCGCGACACCCCGAGTACGGCGACAAGGACTTGGAGTTTGCCGTCAGCCCGTCCGACATCCACAACTACACGAAACTCTACTGCAAAGACGAGCAACAGCCGCCGAAGGATGGCACGGTTCAGACCGGGTTTCTCTACATCCAGAATCCCATCTCGTACCACAACCTTTCCATCGGCAACGCGCTTCACGACATCCTGTACCATCAGGCCCATGTCGGGCAGGGTGTCGCGCGCCTTCTCCCCATAGCGGACTACGGCACGAATCAGTGGAACACGAGTTCCGGCTTGGCGGGACACTTCTCCTACGTCAACAAGCCGAGCGATAATTGGGACACGTCGAAGTTCCTTTGGGCGACGGGCAACGAGTTCTCGGGCGACCCGAAGGAGACATTCGAGTTGGAGCCGCTTCCCGCAGGCGCGGGCGTGGTCAACGAGTGCGTGGTCAACTTGTGGGCGGCGATCAGGGCGCGCACCGATACCGACATGGGTTTTGCCGTGCGGCTGCGAAACGCGGCTGGCGCGCAGGTGGGTTCCACCGCGTATGTCGTGCTGCCGACCGACCAGCGTGTCCGGTTTGCGACCGTCAAGATCGCGCGTGTCAACAGCGCCGTGAAGTACGTCGAGGTCGTCGCCATCCAGTCTACGCCGGGCACGCAGACGAACCCGATGTATTCGCTGTTCTCGCTTGAGGTCGTGGCGTACTACACGGACACGACGAATCTGCAACTCGACACGAACTCCATCTCGTCGCTGCCGATCAGCGCAACATCCATCCTCGACTTCGACCTCGTGGAAGGGTCGTTCAGGGAGGCCGTGCTTGACGTGCTCGCGCACGAGCCTTCGTACAGCGTCTACCTCGATTGGAAGTCTACGCTCGCCGCAGGCGCGGTGCTCACCTACGCCGACTCCCCGATCAGATACAGCCTCGTGCCCGGCACGAATCTGCGCTCTATACGGAAGCGGTGGATATACAACGAGCGGTTCGCCACGCGGGTGATTACGCGGTGGGGCGTTCAGGTGAATCACTCCTACGTTATCTCGACCGGCGACGGCAACTACGAGTCCGACCCTGTGAACGTCAACGCGCAGCGCGGGAGTCGGCGCACCACGATGTCGCTGAACTACTCGCACGCATACAAGGCGCACCTCGACAAGACCCTTGACCGGCACTTCTTCAGAAACGAACATGCCTACGTCGAGGCGTTCATGGAGAAGTACCTTGCGCTCTACTCCAACGGGCAGGGCAACGAGGCGCTTGAAGCCGTGTGCGAACTCGCTGCGTGCGAGGTCGAGCCGATGGACGTGGTAGAGGTAAACTACCCCGAACTCGGCATGACGGCGCGCCCGTTCGTGTGTGTTGGTAAGGTGCTCGACGACGACGAGGACGTGGTGATCTTGACGCTCTACGACATGCAGAATCTCATCGTGGCGACTTCACCGGCAACGCCGACGATGCTCGAAGCGCCCGCGTGGGGCGGCTTCAACAGCGGTGGCATGATGGGGGTCGAGTAGCATGGCCGTGACCTTCTTCGGAGTTGCCACGCAACCGGCAGATAACGCGGCCAACGCCGGGCCGGGGCCGCGCGACGTGACGCCGCCCGGCTCCATGCTTGACGGCGACCTCGTGATCGTGAGCGTGGCCTACGACAACACCGGGGCTACGCTTACCGTCAGCGCAGGCGGCGGGCAGACGTGGACGGCTCTCGCCGCTACCGACGATGGCGTGTCGAACACGCAGCGGTTCTTCTGGTGTCGGTTCAACGGCACATGGTCTACCAATCCGTCCTTCACGAACAGCAGCGGCACCAACGCGCTGTCCGTGCAGATGTTCGTGTTTCGCCCGTCCACCGGCTCGAATCTGTGGGGTGTGGACTACGCGCAGATTTCGGAGTCGTGGCCGTTCGCAAGTGGCGGCACGGACGTGGGGCGCACTGGCGCGCAGCAGAGCATGACGAACGCGAGCGGCGTGGCGTTCTGCCGCTGGTCGCATCATACGGCGCTTCGGTGGACAGGGCTGGCGGGCACCGGATGGTCGGTGGCGAGCCTTGCCGGTCAGTACCGCAACACGACCGGCTTCGACCAGACGAGCACCTACGCCTACAACATCATCAGCGCGTCAGGGGCGGTTGCGAAGCCGAACAAAGACCTCGTGACCGGCTCGTTGTCGAACGACGTGGTAATCACAGAGGTCGGGTTCTACGAATACAGCGCGCAGTCGCAGGCTCCGCGCACGATGGCGATGGTTCGCCAGATGAGGGGTTGATGAACGATGATGGTACTGAAGCAGTCAACGTCTGTGGTGATTTCGTTCGGCCCGTTCCTCGACAAGACGGATGGCGTCACCCTCGAAACCGGGCTGGTGAGCGCGCTCGACAACGGCACGACCGGCATCATGCTGTCGAAGAACGGCGGCACGCTGGCCGTCCGTAACGCAGCGGTGACGGCGACGACCTACGACGCGCACGGCTGCTACAAGGTCACGCTCGACACGACCGACACCGGAACGCTCGGCCAGTTGCGCGTGATCTACACCGACGCGGCGACGTGCCTTCCGGTGTGGCGCGACTACCTCGTTGTCCCGGCGAACATCTACGACTCGATGGCGAGCGGAAGCGACTTGCTCGACGTGAGCGCGGCGCAGTTTGCCGGACAGACGATCACCTGCGCGGGTGGCGTGACGGTTCCCGCCGCAACACTCGCTTCGACCACGAACATCACGGCTGGTACGATCACGACCGCTACGAACCTCACGAACGAGCGGGCAAAGTATATGCACGGCTGTGTGTGGATTGGGCCTACGGCGAACACGAACACGGTGAACTACACGGACGGCATTATGACGAATCCGGTGTCCACGATTGCGGCGGCGAAAACGATTGCCGATTCGCTCGGCCTCAAGCGCTTCTGGATTCAGGCGGGCGTGACGGTTTCGCTGGCCGCCGACTACGGCGGCTATGTGTTCGACGGCATCGGATGGACGCTGGCAACTACCGGGCTGCGAAGCGTGTCGGGCGCTGTGATTCGCAACGCCTTCGTGTCGGGTACGTTCTCCGGTGCCTCTGCTCCGTACTTCGAGAATTGCGAGTTCAACGGCGCGGCGACTATCCCGGCGTGCAACGCTCATCACTGTGAGTTCGGTTCGAGCACCATCACACTCGGCACCGGAAACTATGACTTTGTGGACTGCGCTTCTGTGGTCGCCGGTACTGGTACGCCTGTGTTCGATTGCGGGCTTCCTTCGTCGGCGTTGCGGCTGTCGTTCCGTCGCTGGTCAGGAGGGCTGACGTTCAACAACATCAACTCGAATGTCACGATCTCCGTTGACGTGGTGAGCGGAGGGACGATCACGCTGAACGGCTCCGATGGCAACGTGCAGATTCGTGGCAACGTCGCTGGCATCACCGACAACCGGACGGGCACGCCGACGCTCGGCCAGAACGCGGCCATCAACATCACGGAAATCGCTGACGGGGTGCTCACGCGCGACATGAGCGCGGTGACTGGCGAGGCAACGCGAAGCCCGCTGAACGCGCTCCGCAAGTTGATGAACCGCTGGAAGGTGGTCGGCGGCACGCTCACGGTCTACAAAGAGGACGACACGGCGAGCGCGTTCACGCAGACGGTGACAACGGGCGCGGTAGACCCGATCACCGAAGTCAACACGGACTAAATCAACGGGGAGAAGTAGAGGTATGAGCCACACGGCAATCGCGTTCCTTGTGCCCCTGTGTATGCTGGCCGTCACCAACGCGGGCGGGCTGATATGGCTTCTGTCGCGCACGGTCGCACGGCTCGAAGCCTTGACCGCCACGCAGGAGAGGGGCGTCCTCGAAATGAAGGAGATGCGCTCGACGGTCAACGAGGCACTGGACGAGTTTCGTGAGTTCCGCTCGCAGATGGAGCGGCGCGTGGCTCTGGTCGAGGCGCGTTGCATGTTGACCCACAATCACGAACCGTTGAGGTCTAGGCGTGATGAATATGCGGAATGACGTGCGTGGCAGGACGCCCCTGCTGCGTACAGGCGGCACCATGCGGGGAACATCTCGGGGCTGTGAACCCCGGTGGTGCCGCCGTTTTCTTGCGGCTGTGTTCGGCGCGTTTTTGCTGACGGCGGGGAACTGGATAATCGACCCGCTGCTGGCGGGCGAGCGCGCCGTTGCCGCAGAGGTTGGGGCGGGTGACACTTTGCAGGGGGCACCCGCCCTATCCCTCTCTCCGTCTGAAGCAGCGACCCGCATGACGGTTCACTGGTATATCGCTGCCACCAGAACGTGCGTGCGCGGCTACAAGAAGCCGACCGTCTGCACCGAACTGACGCCCGCCATCACGCGCTACACGGTGCGCTACGCGCCCGCAAACCCGGCGCGCTCGGTCTACTTCTTCGGATTCACGACCGGCTCATACGTCAAGGCGTTCACTCGTGACACGACACATGGATGGTGGTATGCGGGAGATGCGATGCCCGGTGTCGCCGGTATGCCGCTCGGCATCGTGATGTACCCGCGCGCGGGCGAGGGCATCATGCTGACGGCGTTCACACAACCGAAGTGCGAGGGGTGCCAGTGAAGCGACTTCTCTTGACCCGTTTCTGTGACGCGCCGGACGACATGGGCACGTTCGGATTCATCACCATCGACAGCGCGCCTTCCCGTCGCTGGTGGACGGTCGAACGTCCGTGGAAGGACAACAAGCCGGGCGAGTCGTGCATCCCGCTCGGCATCTACAAACTGCGGCACGGCACCTACACCGCCAACGGCACGCGCCCGCCGTACCCCGACCTTGAGTTCGTGGATGTGCCGGGGCGCAAGAACATCGAAATCCACTGTGCGAACTACGCGCGCGAGTTGAAGGGGTGCATCGCGCCGGGGCGTGTGCTGCGCTTGCAGGCGTGGGCCATCGGGGAGAGCCGCCACGCGCTCAACGAACTACTCGCAGAGATCAACGGCGACCCCGACATCGAGATTGAGATACGCCGAGCCTAGCAATAATAGCACAAATATAACGCACAAGTTGTTGTCGCATCGCACGATGCGCTCGGGGCAGAAAATCGCTTGCCCCGTTTTTAGGCCGTGAGACACTTCCTTCGGTCACGAACCGAAAGGAGTCTCCGATGGAGAATGTCAAGCACACGGTAGACACTCCGCGCCCCGGCCTTTACCGGGGTGTGCCGCAGGAAGTCTACCACGCATGGGGCGCGATCTCGAACTCCGCGCTCTCGCATCTCAAGCGCTCGCCGCGTCACCTTCGCCAGCATCTCGACACCCCTGTCGAGCCTACCCCGGCGATGCTGCTCGGCAGCGCAACCCACACGGCCATCCTCGAACCCGACCAGTTCGACGCCCGGTACATGAGAGCGCCGGATGTCGACCGCCGCACGAAGGAAGGGAAGGCGCTGATCGACTCGATCTATGCGGCCTACCCCGGTGTCGCGCTGCTGAAACCGGACGAGTACGACCGCTGCATCGGGATGCGCGATGCGGTTCACGGATGCGAGACAGCGAGCAACCTTCTTCACGGCACGGGCGACGTGGAACTGTCGTTCGTGTGGGAACACGAGAACGGCGTGCTGCGCAAGGGGCGCGCTGATCGTGTGTCGTGGGAAATCGCTGGCGGCACCATCGTCGACCTCAAGACGACGAAGGACGCGCGCCGCTCGGCGTTCGAGCGTACCATCTTTGCGATGGGCTACTACAATCAGGGCGCGGGCTACGTCGACGGAATCCGCGCGCAGAGCCTCGCCATCAAGCACTACACGATCATCGCAGTCGAGAGCGAAGCGCCTTACGGCGTCTGCGTCTACCGGATGCGCGACGAAGTGATCGAGGCGGGACGAATCGAGAACGCCGCGCTGCTCGAAAAGTACGCGGCGTGCCTTGCGGCGAACGAGTGGCCGGGATACTCGGACGAGATCATGGACATCGGCTTGCCGGTGTGGGCATGGGACAACATCGAAAGGGGCATGGAATGATCGACCAGAACGAGGAACGCATGGACGAGTTTGACGGCGAGGAAGTCGCCATTGAGTCGAGCGAGACAAGCATGACGGCGGGCATCGTAGGTGCCATCGACAAGGCGCAGATCGACGTGCAGATCGCCACGGCGAAGTCGTACCCGCGCAGCGTCGACAAGGCGCTCAAGGAAGCCATGACGCTCGCCACTCTCGACGAGGAAACTGCCGGGAGCATGTTCTACGTTCTCCCGCGCAGCGGCAAGAAGATCGAAGGGCCGAGCGCGCGACTGGCTGAAGTGATGGCCTACTCGTGGCAGAACCTTCGCGCCGAAGCGGACGTGATCGACGCCGACGACAAGTACGTCACGGCGATGGGGACGTGCTTCGACATGGAGCGCAACATCGCTGTTCGCGTGCGCGTCAAGCGCCGCATCACCGACCGGAGCGGGCATCGCTACAACGACGACATGATCGCCGTGACTGCGAACGCCGCCATCTCCATCGCTCTGCGCAACGCCGTGTTCAAGGTGATTCCGCAGGCGCTCACGAAGCGCATCTACATGGCCGCGCGAAAGGCGTCCATCGGGCAGGCGGGCACCATCGAGCAGAAGCGCGAGAACGCGCTGGCGTGGTTCATCAAGGCGGGGATGAAGGAGAAGCAGGTGTTTGAAGTGCTCGGTGTGCGCGGGCGCGACGACATCGGGGAAGATCAGTTGATCGAACTGCGCGGCATCAGGACGGCTCTCGCTGACGGCGAAACGACCATCGAGAAGTTGCTTGCCAAGAGCACCGTCGAGTCGGAGGGCGCGGACGAACTGAACCGTGAACTGAAGAAGAAGTAAACGAACGGGGCCGGGGGAACGACCCCCCGGCCCCTACACACAAACGAAAAGGAGTATCACTTGCAGGACTGGAAGGTAGCAACCCATGAAATCAAAGTCAACAAAAAAGTCACAGGGTGCTCGGGTGCCTGACGTGCATGTCAAACACCGGGACATTCAGGGCATGACGGTGGCGCAAGTAGGTGCGTGGACACTCGCCCTTTCGAGCCTGTTGGAGCACGGCGGCATCTCCCTCACCGATCTCCCGAAGGTGTGCAAGACCACCGACGAGGAAGTGCTTGATGCGGTGCGGGCGAGGCTTGTGATCGTAGGCTCCAACGGCTCGTCGATGTTGACCCATGCGGAGACTCTGAAACGCCGACAGAAACTCGGCGCTATAATAAACGCGCGCGCAGACGCGGGCGCGCGCGCGGGGTGGATGGGTGGGGTGGAGAAGAAAGAAGATGTTAGAAAGGGAGAGTTGAATACTCCTTCTTCAAACATAGAGGTTGTAATCGAGCAGCGAATCGCGCGGTTCCGCGCCGCTCTCGACGAAGAAGGGTTGGCCTTCGTCCTGAAGGTGATGGACGCGCTTGGTCGCACGAAGCGCGGTCGGATGCTTCCTGTGTCCACGCGGCTCGAACAGTGGGATGAGGCGAGCAAGTTCCCGCCCGAGCAGTTCGCCTACGCCTGTTACCAGTTCGCCGTCAATGGCCCACTGGCGACCGGCAAGGGCTTCCGGTATCTGCTCGGCATCGTGAACGGTTCAGCGCTCTCGTGGTACGTCGAGCAGCGCGCGGAGATGGAGAAGCGAACAGGATTCAGATTGGAGTGTGAGGTATGAGCGGCATGAAGTTCAGCAAGCGGTTCGGCGGGCACAACGAGAGCAGCGGCCACGAGAGGTCGTCGCGCCCGGCGCTGCCGAGGGACTTTTGGTGTGTCGAGTGTGAGGCGACCGGCCTGATTCCGGTGACGTATGTGTCCACGCACGGGCGCGTGAATCGAGGAAGCGCGGTGTGTCGGTGTCAGGCGGGGGACACGATGAATGACGGCAAGCGCCTGATGTACCAGCGCGGCGTCGAGTTGGGTGTTATCGACCCGCAGGCGCGCACGAAGTCGGCGCATTGGATGTTCTCGATGCGCCGCTGGTTCGAGTTGATTGGAGATGAAAAGTCACTCGCGCTGCTTGAGCATATCGTGTCGTCGGACAACCCGGTCGATGCGCTTCACAAGTGGTGGGAGAAGTACCCGCCTCATGGCCCGATGTCGGGCATCACGCGGGGAGTGTACGGGAGGTCGTAATGATTACGGCGCAGAATGACACCGTTGTCGAGGCCGAAGGCCGCTGCGCGGCGTGCGACAACGACGAGCACACATCGAAGAAGCGGTATCTGATCTCGCAAATCCCGTTCTACATCGTGTGGTGTGAGTCGTGCCTTTTGTTCATCCTTGCGGAGCGCAAGCGGGCGCGAGATCGGATGAAGAAGGGTGAAGGCGAGGAGATGGATGATTAACAATGCCGCAAGGGAGGCTGGTATGCAGAGGATTGTGGCGGTAGACCCCGGCCCCGAGCGAAGCGCGATGGTGACGCTGTGGGCCGACAACACGCTCGATGTCGACCCCGAAATCGACAACGAGAAGATGGTAACGAGAATCGGCTACGAGGCGGCGGTGATCGCTGCGCTCGAACGTGATGCGGTCGGCTCATTCATCGCCATCGAGGACATGACGCCATACGGCTCGGCGTTGAACTATGCGACCATCGCAACGCTGAAGTGGATGGGGCGCTTCTACGCTGCTGCGGAAGGTGTTGCTCGTGTCGAGTGGATAACGCGCGTGGCGGTGAAGCAGCACCTACTCGGACAGACACGGGGCACGGATGCGATGGTGTCCGACGCGCTTCGGCATATCTTCGGCGGCGAGTCCTCGAAGGGGACGAAGCGAAACCCCGGCCCCCTGTATGCTGTGAAGGGTCACGCATGGGCGGCGCTTGCGGTCGCTGTGACGGCTCGTGGATGGAGAGCAGAGAACGGCCTGTTGGTGCAGAAGGAGGCAAGAGGATGAATCGAGCAGACTGTTGCGCGTGCCCGCCGTTCAGTGCGGACGAAAACATATGGCGCGCGGCCCGGTACAACTTGCACATCGCAAAGATTGGAGATGATGCCAGCACGCTGAAGATGAACGATGGCATCGTGCTTGAGTACCTTCAGCCGACGCTCCGCAAGAAGTGGAATCTTGGCCTGACGGGTGATCTGCCGGGAGGCGACTACCTCGACTTGTCGGAGGCTACGCGCAAGGAACTGGCGCGGCGCGTGGCGAAGTACGTTGAGAGCCACGACCTCGACGGCGTGTTTCTCGACACGCCGCTCGAAGTCGCCTCTGGTACGCCGCCGTATGACGCGGTGCGGCTGTTCGCAGACATCCAGAACGCCATGCCGGAAAAGATCGTGATGCCGAACTTCGGGGACTCGCTGACGTGGCGCGGGAAGGCGAACTGGCCGACCGATATTCGCAACGCATGGGGCACGCTGGCGTGGTTCGCTCCGTGGCACTTCGTTCAAGTGGCGTTCACCACGCGCGACCCGCTCTCGTTCATCCCTGTCCTCGGCGTTGCGGAGTCGCGCCTTGCGTCGAACAAGAAACTGGTGCTCGGCATCGACGACCGTATCGAGGCGGCGCTGACGTGCAGAACGGCGCTCAATCCAGAGATGGCGGCGATGCTCGCATACTCGCACGATCACCCGTCGCTGTTCTGGTACTACCAGAGCGATGCCGCACCCAAGACGGGGACGCACGCGAAGGACTACTGTTGGAATCGTGCGATTGAAGTGATCGAGAAGTTCTAGCCGCGCGGTTGCTCCATAAGCCGACGAGCGCGTGGCGAGGCGCTGCGGGGTTGTGTGTCTGGCGTGGTGGCTTGGCTGTGATGTTGAATCGGAAACAAGACGAATCGAAACGGGACATCATGCCTTTCAACCTCGCAGCGCCGAAAAAAAGAGAGCGGGCGGTGCGCGGCGCGCATCGGTTCGTGGAGGCTCCTCTGCCGCCGCCCCGCCCCGCTCTCGTAACACAAAAGGAGAGCACAATGGACAAGTGGACTGTTGAACTGACGCCGCAGGAGTTGATGCAGGCGGCGATGGTCGGCGTGATGCGCGCGGTATCGTGCATCCGTGACGGCAGGCAGCACAAGCACGGGGCGAACATCGACGAGTCGTGGCAGATGCAGATTGAAGGCGCGTGCGGCGAGGCTGCGCATGCGAAAGCGAGCGGCGTGTGGTGGTCTGCGTCTGTCAACACCTTCAAGTCGGAGGGCGATGTCGGCGCGGTCGAGGTTCGCACGAGGTCGAAGGACGACTACGACTTGATCGTGCGCAAGGACGACCGTGACGATGCGATCTATGTTCTCGTCGTTGGGCGCGCGCCGTGTTTCCGCGTCGTGGGATGGATACACGGGTTGGAGGCGAAAGCGCCCGTGTTCCTCGCATCGCATGGCGGCAGAGAAGAAGCGTACTTTGTGCCGCAGAGCGCGCTCAACAAGATGGAGTAGCCCGGCGCACCTTGCCGGGTCGCTCGAATGAACAAGCGAGCACGGCGGCGTGGAAGGACACGCTCACGACTCACCGCAGGCCGGATATGCGTAGCCGGAAGTGGAATCCGAAGGGTCTTGTAGGATAAGCCGGTATCAAGCCCGGCCCGTGCTCACAGAAAATGGGGGACATGGCTGTCTGCCGAGTCTAGGGGAAAAACTAGTTGGAAGGGTGCCCCCAACGGGCCCCGGCGCGTAGAGAACAAAAGAGCACGGCGGCGCGGAGCGCCGAAAAGCAGAGGCACCTAACTAGGCCCGGCCCGTGCTCGAAAACAGACTGGACGTTGCCGCGTGGGAAGGACCAAAACCAGCGCGCCCTACCCAAGCGGACAGCGGGATGGGAAAGCGAGTGACTCCAGCGGGCTGTTCACCGCGTTTTCCACGCGGCGCGTCCGGTCGAATAGGAGGAGCAGGATGAATCTAGATCCTTCCCCGTTGAAGTCTTGCCCGTTGTGCGAGGCAAAGCCTCGGCTCATTACGCCCGCTGGTCTTGAGCCGTATGTGTCGTGCATCTGCGGGCTGGACCTGTCCCCGGAAGATTGGGCGGCGCTTGCACGCCAGTCGGACCTAGACGAGGCACGCGCCACCATTGGGGACCTAGAGCGCGAGTACCGCCAGATGATGACAACGGTTGCACGGCAGGAGTTGGAATTGATCGCGCTGCGGCGGGAGGCGTGCGAGATCATGCGGGAGATGATGCGCACAGTTCATAACTGCTGCGACTGCCTTGAGTATGCGTATCGACGTGACAAAGACGGGAACGTAATCGAAGGCGTGGACGGAACGACCCGCGCCCGCGCCTTCATCAAGAAGCACAGGGAGGGGAAATGACCCGCGCAGACACCGTGCAGTTTATGATGCTAGCACTGCTGCTGTCGAAGGTCGAAACATTGGCGGTGGGGGAAGCGGTCAAAGCGATTGCGGACAAGGCCCGCGCCGACGAGCGCGCCCGGTGCGTGGAGATTGTGCGGAAGCACGCAACGATTGACTTCGACTACTGCGCCATTATCCGCGAGATCGAGGAGGAAATGCCATGAGCCACTGGACCGACCAGTTCCCTTACGCCTGCGCCGAGTGCCTCGCCGAGGGCCGCAAGTATCCCACGATGCAGGCGTGGTGGAATGCAACCGAGCGTTCAGACTGGATGATGTGGTTGCTGGATCGTATCGGCTGGCCCGCCGGGGGTAGGGCTAAGTACGAGCGCCTTATAGCGCCAGCGCAGGAGGAGTACGAGCGCGCTACGGCGCCCGCATGGGAGGAGTATTGGCGCGCGACGGCGCCCGCATGGGGGGAGTATTGGCGCGTGACGGCGTCCGCGTTGGAGGAGTACGAGCGCGCTAAGGCGCCCGCGTGGGAGGAGTACGAGCAGGCGGTGGCGTCCGCGTGGGAGGAGTACGAGCGCCTGATAGCGCCCGCACGGGCGGAGTACCAGCGCGTGACGGCGCCCGCATGGGCTGAGTACGAGCGTGCAAAAGTGGCCGCGTTGAGACAAGCGAGAAGGTTGGTCACGTAGATAGAGAAGGAGAAGACATGACCATGCAGGAGCAGTACGAGCAGGATGTACGCGTCGTGTGCGATGCCGCTGTGCGGTGGGACAAGGCGATTAGCCTCGAACTGCACCACGCGCTTTGTCGTCTCCGCTCCACCCGCGTCGTCGTGGTGGACCCTGACATGGGAAACAGGATTCATTTCGCAGTGGGGTCGCTCGACGTGACCAACCCGCCGCAGGGTGGGAGCGGTGTGACCACGAAGGCGCAGGTGGACGGCCCACGAACCAACCACAACTGCGTCGCCATCCCGAAAGACGAGTACGACCGGCTCCGGCGGGCGCTGTTGGAGTTGATGTACTCACGAGGATACCCGCGTGGAGGCTTCGGTGCGGGCGCGCTCCCCGTGCTTGTCTCGATTGGCCTTGTTGCTGGCGTCAAGCACGGAGACGACGATGGTGTGGGAACGTGGGACTGGACCCCCGCCGCGCACGAGTTCGCGCGGGAGATGGAGGGGGAGAAGTGAACGCCATGATGATGAACGCCGCCACGCTTGCGGCGATGAACAGCAAGGCATCGCGCGACGGCAAGTGTCTGCTTGACGGTGTGCGCGTGCTCGTGTCGGACGTGTGCAGGGACAAGGAAGTCGTGCATGGCGAGGTCGGGGAACTGACTGCGCTCTATCTCCTGATCGGTGGGTGCGAGCCTCGACAGGCGCGGGCGACCCTAGACTTCTTCTTGGTGAGCGAAACGGTGGCCTCTGGCTTGCCGCCAGAGCAACGATCTTTGTTCGAGGCGACCGATGGGTCGGACTGCTGAAAATCTCGCGTCCTGCGCGAAAAGGTCTGGAAACAGAGAAGGCCCGCCGAGTTACGGCGGGCCTTCTTGCTGTTCCGGTTGCCGGGGCGCTTACCGGGTGCGAACCTCGACCAGTTCGAGCGCCGCACCGAAGGCGCGGGCCTTCTCCTTCGCGCGCGACCCGAACAGCGCCGACTCGTCCGCGCCTCGACCCTCGCGCCAGTCGGAGATTTCGGTGGCAGCGTTGTACGCGGCCCACGCGGTTCCGGCGAGGATGGTCGGCTCGAACTTCTCGAACTGCTCGACCGCAGCGTTGCGCAGCGCGGCGGCGCGCTCACAGGCCCGGTCGTACTGCTCCTGCGCCGTGGTGATTCCCTGAAGCATATCTGGCGTCAGCGCGCGCTTGAACACTTCGGCCTCGACCTCGTTCAACTGCGACTTGATGAGCCGCACCTTCGCCGGGACGGGCGGGTTGGGGAACGCCGCCGCAAAGATCGCTTCCGCTTCGGCCCCGGTGATGCGCCGATCAGCGAACGCCCCGAAGATCGCCCGCGTCCGCTCCTGCGACTCCTTGAACTGGCTCACGAGGCGCGAGGCCAACTGAATCCGCTGAAGCGAGTCGCTGGCGTGCGGAACGGAGAGGTTGATCGTGGCCTGCCCTTCGGCCATCGTGAGCGTGTTCCAGCAGACCACGCGCACGGGCGAGTGAAAGACCTTGTGACCGACGCCCGGCGTGAGCGAGAACGTGGCGGCGAAGTACGACCGCATCTCGTCGCCGCGCACCGACCAGTCGGGGGCGCGGAAGCACAGGAACGCGAGGCCACCGCGCTTGAGCACGCCCGCCGTTTCGACCTTGTGTGTGGTGGCGAGGTCGTCGAGCGCACCGGCCAGTTCGGGGTACGAGGCGGCGACCCACGCGTCGGAGGTCACGCCGAGCACGACGGGCTGCGGGTCGTCGACGGTCGGCTTGCGCACGATGGCGACGTGATCGGACTTGAGCATCTGCCCGTAG